GACGTTCGTGGAACCAGCGGCCAGAGCAAAAGCGATGGCATTAGAAACTGTGGAATAAGAGGCGCCTGCCGTAGCTTGCGGGGCAACCTTGAGGGTTTGATTCAAGCTCCAAAGCCCGGTCGCGGTAATTCGATTCCAAACCTCAATGTGCTGGTAGGCGCCCGACAGGTTCCGAACATTGTAATAGGTGTTACCCGTCGAAACAACTTCATATCCGTGTTTGGTGAGAGCAGCCCCATCAACAATGTCTTTTGCCTTGACCAATAAATCCTCGTCCGCGGTGTAGAACTTGCCTTCAGTATTGAGGCGTGCACCAACTTCAGAGGAAAGGCTGACCCCCCTGAAGTTGAGAACAGCTGGGAGGTTAGGAATGGTGTGGACAGCGCCATCGCTGATATAGCCAGGAGCAAAAAGGTTAGGAATCATAGCTACAGTGAAGTGCCCAGAAGCTGGAGCAGTAAAGTCAACAACTCGACGATATCGCCTAGGGACAACATAACGACGAGAAACATTAGGAGTAGGAACAATATTATCAGGACAGATGGCCGGGCCAAGAATCTGTTGGGCAACCTGGAGATAACGAGGAGCAAGATCTGCAGAGGCGCTCGACTCTCCTGAGGAGGTAGCGGCCTGGTGCATGGTGTCCTGCAGATGGGAACTGACAATGGGAAGCTTCCGTGCAGCTCTGCGTTTTTGTGTGCGTTTGTTTGAGACACTTTTTCCCTTTTGGGATAATGACTTTTGGTTGGATTGCTTATTGGAAGACATTCCGTAACAAGGAAGCTCCTAAGCCTAGCTTTGTGTTTACTCCAAATCGACCCTGATTAGGGCCAACACCAAATCTGTCGCCCATTCAGGATCTAAAGCCACTCCCCAAGTCCACTGACTTAAAAACAAACGGTAGCGCGTCAGGAGATTAACGTCTACGTCGTAAAGCTGAGCCACATCTGCAAGAGTGTCTGGATGTTCCTGCACGGGCTTGTCGGCCACTATGTCGAAGAGCTCAAGGAAAGCTTCCTTCCTGCGCGCTTCTAGATCGTAGCGATTTTTGTGCCCGTCGGTTAACGTTAGGACACGCTCGCATATATCATTAATGAGCGGGACATGCGATGCGGTGGCGAGTATCCCCTCCGCTATGGCGCGAGCATACCCCTTATAGTGTTTGCCGGGTTTGACATCAACCCAGAAAGCGCGCACCAAAATGCGACCAATCCGCGGACCGAAACGGAAATCGTCCGAACCACCTGTGCGACACTTGTACAGTCTCCTCTGCAGAAACTCCATATCCAAGCTCCCCGGCTCAAAAACACCCGACTCCTCCTTACAGTACATACCGACTGATGCAAAGACTGCGTTAAGCGGTAGGTTGTTATCGAGACCATATATAACTGGAGGAGCAACATTAAGAGTGTTGGTGGTGATGGTGTCCCCAAAACCTGAGACCTGGATGCCCTCTACGGAGCTTTTGACACCCATGACGGAATACCTCCGCCGCATCGTGCTATGCTTCCTGAACTCGGCAAAGTGAGTGTCCCAAACTTGAAACTTTCCCCAATCCTGCAATAACCACTGCTGGAAGTCCTTTGCCGCGGCCTGCATGGCAGCGTTTATGCTTTGCTCAAACCTACTGATGTCACAGGAGCTAAATTTGATAACCCCCGGTCTCAGGACAGAGAAGCACAAGCTGTCGTCACCCTGGAAGATGGCGGCCCATGGGATGACGCCTGCCCGAACCTGCTCGTAGGCCCATAATACCCAGCGTGAACACTCAGTGGCATTCATGCCAGGGGCATAAGCTATCTGGCCACTAAATTTCTCTTGCATGGCTACATTTATGGAGGCGCAGATAGTGGAGTAGGCGCACCTGGTGTACTCATCTGGGACCGAGATGATACGGGGGTCGAGTTTCCTGCTAGTCGACACAGGCTTGAGCTCAACTACTTCTTCCCTTGGGACTAAGTCGGAACAAACAACTACTGTTTTCTCCTTCTTGATGAAAGCCTCAAAGCTCGTGGTACTAGCACCACTAAGGAAACCATCTAACAAAGTTTTGCGCTTGCTAAGGGGGAACCGGAGCAGCCACTCCTCTATGGATTGTGGCGGCGCCCTACGTTCGGAGAGAGGCATCTTAGGTCCTCTAGACAGAGCCTTCATACGTGTGTGTGCATACGCCCAAATATAGACCGAATTGAGTAGATGCTGTGGTTTATCGCGCGTGTAAGCCTCAGGATCTCCATTATACACGGCAGTCATCCCCAATGCTCTGGCTCGCAGCCCTCTGACCATGTTATGCTCACAGCTAGAAAAACTGGCGCAGAAAACACGCGACATGACCGGCCCACAGACGTAGTAACCCCCGCTGCAACACCGAGGTGTTTCAAGGGTCTCCAGGCTGAGACTAGCCCGCGTAATGTTCTGCGTGTTGATGGTAGCATCAGGTCTAATCAGCGGGAGGGGGAGGTGCGCAGTGCATATGCTAGGCACTAGGGCGTTTGGTAAGACGGAGACACCCAGCCTGAAGATGTCCCCTAAACTGGGCGGATCCCTAGGATGTTGTGCCCTGATGGGGTACAAGGTCGGGACGGCATTAGGGGCAAAACGCTCCGTGAGGTTATAGTAAATCGACCTAACACCATCGTATATCTCCTCGCCCTTACAATAAATCAAGCTCGATAAGATTAGACCCAGAGCACCAAGCAAGACATTCCGATTAGAAAGAACCACGTGTGCCGGCTGAACGTCACGCCTAAAGAACTGCACCACCCTGGGCCAGTAGCGGTCGATAGCGGAAATCAAATACGGTGACATCTTACCGACGTGTGTGCCAGGGGTGTCCATGAGTTGGTGTAGCATGATAGGTCCTAAACGCTCCGACGCGTAGTAGTTCCACGAGCAATGTGCTAAGACGGAAACGAGGTAACCACAAAAAGAGCCTGGTTGGCACCCAACACTAGCTGGGAAGCCAACTGTGAGGACGCTGTGGAGCAGGGCCTGCGTGGGCACGTTCCCACTGTCTCCGAGGGCGTTCAAGAAGACCGCCCCGTAACCACCCCGACAACCAAAGATCCTAAAGGCGAGATGCTTGAACAACTCCTCGTAAAGAGGGGCTATTAGGACCACGTCCATCCAGGTTTGCAAAATGCGGGTTGAAAGCAACACATCCAACTCCCCAGTTCCGCTGGTGGCGTAGCTAGCCGTCTGTTCCATTATATTCGGAACGGTGTATCCTCCTACTGGTGCGAAAGCCGTAGCTAAGCTTGGCACATTGCCGTAGAGACAAGCGAGAGACGGTAGTGCGACCGCTAGCCCCATTGCGCGTCGCCAGTTGATCGGACCAGCCCCAGCGTACGCATTGTCGATGGCTTCGTACCGCGAAGCCTGTTCTATAACCCAATTTTGATCGCAGCCCAAGCATCTCGCCGTAACACCCATGGCCCTGAGTTTTTCGTAACCGTCTCCCCCGCGAACAGTGACATCAGCTAAGCGCGAACGCAAAGCGTTCATCGCCGTCTCTATCCTTTGATCATAGGAAAACTGATTCTCCCCAACCCGCATGGGGGGTGGGTTTGGCGCATAGCCCGAGAGCCACGGCCTCCAGCGTCGGAAGCGGTCCGCGTCAAACAACGCGTAATAATCATTAGCTACGGAAGCAGTC